AAAAATATATAAAAGAATAGGATACCCTCCAAACTCACCACACCCACCACGATTCCCGTTCACCCGACCGCATACTATAACAGAAAGGATACAAAATTATGAACAATCTTACTCCGGATGAGCAAAAGCTCATCGAGCTATTCCGATGCCTGACGCCGGAAGCACAGCAAATCGTTCTTCGCCTCATCCGGCTGATGAAGAAAGCGCAGGACGAAACATGACCTTTCCCGAAACTGAACTGAGAGCCTACGAAGGCGCATACCTCGATTACGACGCAATGCCCCCGGCGAAATACAAGTACTTCGCGCGGATCGCGAACCTGGGGCGGGACGTCAGAGCCGGGCGTAAGACGCCCAACGAAGCGGCGACCGCGAGGGGCGAGTACCTCGAAGAGTATAACCACACAATGGAAAAAATGAGCTGGCCTGACATCATCAAGCTGACAGAATCCTGCCGGGTACAGGTTAACGGCTCGAGCGACCCGGCGTTTATCGCGGCGCTGACGCTCAGAGCACTGCGGGATATCACCGGCGACATGATGCTGGACAAAAAAATGCGAGAAATGGAGAGATTGGTCGATGACATGGACGACGAAAGAAATCAATCAGGTAATCCGACTGCGTAAAGCCGGATGTACAACACCGGAGGTCGCGGCAATGCTCGGTATACCCGAGAGCCGCGCGAAAGGATACATAAGCGTCCTCGTAGCGCAAGGCAAGATACCGCGCATGGACGAGCTTCCCGCGCCGAGGTGTTTCCCGGAAGCAGTAGACCATCGTATCAGGCTGCTGATCAATCGCGTGATGGACTGGGTATGGGTTCATCCGAAAACGGAGTTTGAGATAATATCGTCGATCGCGGGGAAATATTTCAAGCTGGCGTTTTACGAAGATGACGTACACACGACTTACGTAAAAGTCGGCGAGGACGAACGGTGGTCGCGGTTTAAGTACTGCAACGTCGAGAATCTGCAAAAACTGATAGCCGCCTTAAAGCTTATCGATATGGAGGACAAACAATGAACGACAAAATCAGGCAAGAAGCAATGTACCTGCACAACTGGTGCGAAGAGCAATACGACTGCGCGCACTGCGACTTCGGGCGCGACAATCGCACGTGTAAGATCAGCGGGATTCCGGCGCAGTGGTTCGACGACGAAGACCATTCTGCCGACGCTGGCAATATGGCCGATGAAGGCTGGATAAATATCAAAGACAGGCCGCCAGAGGACGGACAGCTGGCCGCGATACTGACTGTCTTCAGAGGGACAACGCCGGGTAGGATGGTCGCGCGGTATCTGCCTAAGCGGTTCCCCAACAATCCGTGGACGTTAATGCACGGGGAGATAGTGTACTACTGGGCGCCGCTGCCAGAAGTACCGGGTAAAGAATGGGAGGATGTAATCAATGGCGAGACGGTACATAAAAATTAAGATCGGCTGCTGCGGCGAATGCCCTTATTACAGCTGGGAAAAACATAAGTGCAGAAAGGGCGCTACAGCAGAAGTCGATTATCGTATTCCGTTTTACGACGATTGCCCACTAGAATGGGAAGAGATCGAGCGTGAGGAGGGCAAGCAATGACACCTGAGCTGAAAACTAGGCAAGACGAGCTTCTGAAGCTGTTTCCCCGGGCGGGGAAAGACTCATACGGCGTGATGAAATTCTGCCCGCGCGAGATGGATTCGAACTTCATATGCCCGCTTATCGTCAAGAGGACTTCCTGTGCCGATTGCCGGAGGGAGTACTGGCTCGAGGAGGTGGAAGAATGAGAATAACCCCTATTCCGCTGGAACTCGCTGACGCCAATAAATTCGTGCAAGAACTTCACCGTCATCACGATCCGGTTTATCGCGACAAATTCCGTATCGGCGCGGTAGTAGACGGCGAGCTAGTCGGAGTTGTTCAAGTGGGCAGACCAGTCTCGCGAAATCTCGACGATGGAAAAACCGTTGAAGTTGTCCGTCTGTGCACTGATGGCACAAAAGATATATGCTCGTTTCTGTATGCCAAAGCTGCTCGGATTGCAAAAGAGATGGGGTATAGCAAGATCATCACCTATATCCTCGACAGCGAGAGCGGCGTTTCCCTGAAAGCTGCCGGATGGAAGCAGGAGGCTGTCACAAAAGGCGGAGAATGGAATCGGAAAAGTCGACCGAGAAGTACGACAGCCCCGACTGTCCCGAAAAAGCGGTTCGGGAAAATACTTATCGCGGAGGTAGACGAATGAGAATTCTCAGATCAACGCCCTTCGTCCTGCTGTACATCTCCGTCGCGATGCTTGTCGTGGGATGCGTGCTTTTGGGTTCGCGCGCGATGCTCAACCCGTTCAACGCTATTCCGCTCGCGGTGACGCTGATGGCGGTCGGCGGAGCCCTGACGGTGGCGTATGGGTTTGCGGCGTGGATGTTTGTGATGGAAAAAATTGATAAAGGGGAGGTGGACGACGATGAACACTGAGCTTATGTTTTCATCAGAGAGAGAGGACTGGGAAACGCCGCAAAGTTTCTTCGACGGGCTGAACAGAGAATTTCATTTTACGCTTGACGCGGCGGCTTCGCCCGGAAATACAAAATGCGACAGCTACTTTACAAAGGAACAAAACGGATTAACCCAAAGTTGGGCGGGGCAAACCGTGTGGGTTAATCCGCCATACGGGCGCTATACAACCGTCCTGTGGGTTAAAAAAGCTTACGAAGAACATCAATGCACCGGATGTACGATCGTCATGTTGCTGCCCGCACGAACCGACACGACATGGTTTCACGAATACATACTCGGAAAAGCCGAAATCCGATTCGTAAAAGGGCGACTGAAATTCGGTGATGGCAAAAGCCCCGCGCCGTTCCCATCTTTGGTGGCTGTATACGGAGGAAAAAGTGATGGCAACTAAAATAATCAAGCCGGGCAAAAAGCCCGAACCGATCCATTTCGAATGCAAGCACTGTGGCTGCATATTTGAGGTGGACGCGACAGACTACGGCAGCTATGTGGGAGGGCTGCTCTCGCCGGACTATTTCGCCGAATGCCCGACGTGTCATCAGTTCTGCTGTTCATGTGGTGACAAAAAATGACCCGGCAGGAGCTATCACAGCTGTACTATCTCCGCCGCGAGATTAACTCAGACAAAGAGCGCCTGGCGAAGCTCGAAGCCGCCGCGTCATCGACGTCGCCGATCTCGTCCGGAATGCCGAACGGCAAAGGCAGCGTCACCGACCGGACGGCAATCGCTGTGGAGATAGCAATGCTTAAGTCTCTGATCTTCGAAAAAATCTGCCGCGAAGAACAGGAACTCAGGCGCTTAATGAATTATATCTCGGGCGTCGAAGACAGCCTGACCCGGCAGATTCTCACCGCGCGTTTCGTCGACAACCTGAGCTGGCAAGCAGTCGCAATGCGTGTCGGCGGAGGCAACACAGCGGCAACCGTCAGACAGCGGTGCAACAGATTTTTGCGGCAAAGCTAAACTTGTCACAAATGTCACATCCACTGTGGTATAATGGTATCATCGGGAGACTGTGGAAACACAGCCTCCTGATTTTTACCGTGCGTGTTCAACACTCCTTCACGGCACGGGAAAGGGTACAGGGTAAACACGCGCCGTTATACGCAGTGGTGGGGGCGGGCGCGACTATGACAAGAAAGGCGGGTGAAACCGGATGACGAACAAGCAGAAGCGATTCTGCGAAGAATACCTTGTGGACCTGAACGCGACGCAAGCCGCGCTGAGGACAGGATACTCTGAAAAAACCGCCGCGAGCATAGCGAGCGAGAACCTACAGAAACCTGAGATACTGGGATATATTGCCAAATTACGTGTTGAGCAATCGAAGCGTACCGGTATAACCGCCGATAAAGTTCTCGAAGAGCTGTCGAAGGTGGCGTTCTTCCCTGCGGAGGAATGCGAGCTCAAAGCGTCGGATAAACTCCGCGCTCTCGAGCTCATCGGTAAGCACATCGGTATGTTTAAGTCTGACAGTGACGCTGACGCTCCGGCTCTCGAGAAGCTCGACAAGATTTTAGCCGAGGTGAGATCAGATGCTGACCGCGAAGCAAAAGCAGTACATCGCCGAGGCAAATAAACGCTGGAACTTCAAGTCGGGAGCGGTACGTTCGGGCAAGTCCTATGTGGATGTCACCGCGGTTATACCGATGAGGATACGGGAGCGGATAGGCAAGGACGGCTTATGTTTTATCGTCGGCGTCTCAAAAGAGACCATCGAGCGAAACGTCCTACAGCCTATGCGTGAGCGGTACACTTCGAGTGTGGTCGGGACGATCAACTCGCGAAATATCGCTCGGGTGTGCGGCGAAGATGTCTACTGCCTCGGCGCTGAGAAGGTTTCGCAGGTGGCGAAGATTCAGGGCGCGTCCGCGAAGTACATATACGGCGACGAGGTGGCGAAGTGGCACGAGGACGTGTTCAATATGCTCAAAAGCCGTCTCGACAAGCCGTATTCATGTTTCGACGGCTCTCTCAATCCTGAGCACCCGACGCACTGGCTTAAAACATTCCTCGACAGCGACGCCGACATTTACTGTCAGCAGTATACGATATTCGACAACACGTTCCTCTCGCCCGAGTTCGTCAAGAACCTCTGCAAAGAGTACGAAGGAACGGTTTACTATGACCGCCTGATACTCGGCAAATGGGTGCGAGCCGAGGGTGCTATATACCGGCGTTTCGCGGACAACCCCGCGAAATTTCTTTTCACCGGCGAATTCAAGAAGCGTGAAATCACCGAAATCGTCATCGGCGTCGACTTCGGCGGCAATAAATCCGGACACGCTTTCGTCGCGACCGCGAAAACAGGTGGCTACGATAAGCTCGTCGCGCTGGCGTCCGAACGTCACTTCGGTGATCTGGACCCGGGCGATATAAACGATCTTGTCATCAAGTTCGCACAGCGTGTCGCCGCGAAATACGGCGAAATCGATTATATTTACTTCGATAACGCCGAAACCGTCCTCGGTCGGGGGCTTGCACGGGCTTTTGACAAAGCAATGCCCGCGACGATCGTCCGACCGGCTATCAAGGCATGCGTTAACGACCGCATAGCCGCCACACAGGCGCTTATGGGTGCGGGAAGGTTCTTATATACCCCCGACTGCGAAACGCTCAGGACGGCGCTCTCAGAGGCTGTGTGGGACGACAAGGCGCTTGACGACGTTCGTCTCGATGACGGCTCCACTGATATCGATTCGCTTGACGCTTTCGAATACACCTTTGAGCGCGATATGAAGCGCTTTATCGACCATGAGGGGCAAGTATGAAATTTATTACTTTTGTGAAAGGACTGATACGGCAATTGTTTGCACCCGACCAGATAAGATCGGCGCTCGGCGTGAAGCCCGCGCTGACGCCCGACACGGCAGAAAGATTAAAGCTGTGGGCAGATATGTATACCGGGCACGCGCCGTGGCTGTCCGATGATATTCGCTCCCTCAGAGTGGAGCAAGGCGTCGTCCGCGAGTTCGCTAATATCGCGGTCGGCGAGATGACAGCGACCGTCTCTGACGCCAATCTCGACGCGGCGTTTCAAGCCGTGCTGAGAAATTTTAACGTCAGTTTCCAGTCGGGGCTTGCAACCGGCGCACTGGTCATCAAGCCTATGCCCGATCTATCGGTTCAGTTCCTGCCGCAGAACGCATTTATACCGCTGTCCTACGATATCCGTGGGCGCCTGATCGACGTCATATTCCCGGAGACCGTGAAAGAAGACGAGCAGTATCTGACGCGCCTCGAGTGGCACCACCTTGACGAAGCGGGATTGACGATCGTCAACCGTGCTTTTGTGAGTTATTCTGAAAACAATCTCGGAATCGAGACAAGTTTGTCAGTTTTAGACAAATGGGCGAACATCGCGCCGGAGACACGATACCCCGGCATGACGCGTCCGATTTACGGATATTACCGCAATCCGATCGACAACACGATAGATGGCAGTAATGCCGGAGTTTCGATCTTTGACCCAGCAATCGATTTAATTAAAATCGTCGACACGCAGTTCGGACGGCTTGACTGGGAGTTCGCTTCCGGTGAACGCGCGATTCACGTCGACCCTGCGGCGCTGAAGAAGGACGACAACGGCAGATTCCATCTTCCGAAGCTGTCAAGGCGGCTGTACAGAGCTGTGAATATCGACCCCGGCAAGGACGGCAAGGGCTTCTTCGAGGCCTTCTCACCTGAGTTTCGCGAGACTTCGATTATTGCCGGTCTCGAGGAGTTCAAGCGGGCTATTGAGTTCGCGGTCGGCTTGTCCTATGGTGATATCTCAAATCCACAGACTGTCGAAAAGACCGCGACTGAAATTCTTGCTGCGAAGAAGCGCAAATACAATACTGTCAACGCGATTCAGCAGAATCTTCGCGACTGTCTCGACGATCTCGTCTTCGCGCTTGCCTTCTGGTCGGCGAAGACAACATCCGGCTATGATTTCGTCTGCGACTTCAAGGACAGCATTCTGATCGACGAAGAGACCGAACGTCAGCAGGACCGCGCGGACGTCTCGATGGGTGTCATGAGACTTGAAGAGTACCGCGCGAAATGGTATGGTGAGAGCGTCGAGGACGCGCTTAAAAACCTCCCTGAGCGCGACGAAGTGGTAATGTGATATGCTGACCGCCGATGAGATTGAGAGCCTGCCAATAGGGCTTGAAAAGCAGTTCCGGCAGCTTGAAAAGCGTATCATGCGTGATATCATCCGACGGCTGAAAAGCGCCGAAGAGATCACGCGCACCGCCGACTGGCAGATATACCGCGCGTCAGAGCTCGGTAAAGCGGCAGATGATATCAAAAAAGAGATTACCGAGGCGCTCGACGCGACCGAAGATGAAGTAAATAGAATTTACACTGACGCGGCAAAGACTGACTGGACGCGGAGTAAAAAGCTGTACAAGTCGGTCGGACAGGCGGCTATAGCCTACAAGGACAATGAGCCGCTGAAACAGCTCGTCGTGGCGATTAAAAAACAGACCGCCGACGAGCTGAAAAATATCACCCGCACACTCGGTGTGGCGACGGCGAATAAAGGCAAGATCAAGACCGTCAGTCTGACCGAGTACTACACGGATATGCTCGACGCCGCCGTGCTGGACATTTCATCCGGCGCGTTTGACTATAACACAGTCCTACAGCACACCGTCACACAGCTTGCCAATAGCGGCATCCGGACGATCAACTACGATTCCGTGTCGAAACGCCCAACTTCGGCGCGTATCGACGTCGCCGCCAGACGCGCCGTGATGACCGGCATCGGACAGCTTACAGCGCAGGTCAGCGAAGATAACGCGAACGCGCTCGGCACGGATATGTACGAGGTCAGCGCACATTCGTGCTGCCGTCCGGAGCACGTCGAGTGGCAGGGCGGCTGGTACACGATGGCACAGCTGAAAAGCGTATGCGGTTATGGCAGGGTAGACGGGCTGAAAGGTGCTAACTGCGGGCATGATTTCTACCCGGTCGTTCCCGGCGTCTCAGAACCGTCGTACACCGCCGAAGAGCTTAGGCAGATGAAAGCCGACGAAGCCGAGGAACACGAGTACAAGGGTAAGAAATACACGAAGTATGAGGCGTCGCAGAAACAGCGGCGGCTCGAACGGACTGTAGCGGCAAGGTATCACGCTGTCGACCTCCTCAAAGAAGGCGGAGCGGACGAGAAGACCATACAGGACGCGAAGATATCTTATCAGGCGGTATCACAGGAATACACGCGATTCTCACGCGCTATGGGCTTGACACCACAGCGAGAGAGAATCAATCTTGCACTCGGCGGGATGGAAGGTCGGAGCAATCCGGCGCCGAAGCCGGGAAAGACGGACGTAAATCCTGTGGAAATTTCCGTCAAAGGTATTGACAAATCTGCGAAAAGTGGTATAATATTATTGCCGGATATCGATAACGCAGTCATACCGCCCGAAAAGTTTACCGGATATGCTTTGAATCCCGAAAAAGACGCTAACAAGGCAGCTGCTTTTAAGGAGGCGTTAGGCTATGATATGTCCAATGCCGATAAGCTGATTGCAAAGGTTAGGGAACAAATTAAGACCGTCGAAGCCGTCGAAAAAGGTGATGACGGTTATGGCATGAGGTATGAGACATTGCTCGAAATACTTGGAGAAAACGGCAAGAAAGCGAATGTAAAAGTTGGATGGATCAGGGACAAAGAAAAGAACCAGACTCGTCTAACAAGCATATATGTTTCGAAGAGGAGGAAAACGCATGATGAAGATTAAAATGTTTGATCACGTACTGCTAAAAAGCGGGTATAAGGCGCATATTGTTGAGATTTTTAAGGACGGCGTTGACTACCTCGCTGATATTGACTATGATGACGATACCGAAACAGAACCGATAAAGTACGACGACATTGAAGCGGTTATTCCTTAACGCTGAAACTTAACACTGACTTAGCGTTAACTTGTGTTAAACTTAGAACCAAACTTGAGTTTGTAAGCAAGTTTTAATTTAATAATCTCAGCATCACACGATTCATTTCGTGTGGTGCTGTTTTTATATCATTTTCCCCCGCCGGAGGGCATCCGGCTTACTTTCGGCCGCGGTCGGAGCGGGGTACAAATCACGAAGAAAGGAAGCACGCAATGAAGAACATTGAAACTATCTTAACGGAGCTCGGAATCCAGATTCCGGCGGACAAAAAGGACGCATTCACGACGCAGTTCGGCGAGAATTACAAAACCGCCGAAGAGACAAACCGTCTCCGCACAGCCCGTGACGACCTTAAGTCGCAGCTCGACGGCGCGAAAGAGCAGCTTAAGTCGTTTGAGGGCATCGACATCTCCGACCTTAAGTCTCAGATCGCGAAGCTTAACGGCGACCTGACTGCGAAGGACAACGAGTATAAAGCGAAGATCGCCGACATGGAATTCTCGGCGGTGCTTGATAACGCTATCTCAGCGTCCGGTGCGAAGAACTCAAAGGCAGTCAAGGCTCTGCTCGATGTGGATAAGCTCAGAGCGTCCACCAACCGAGACGCCGACATAAAGTCCGCTCTCGAGGCTTGCAAGACCGATAACGACTATCTGTTCGCGTCAAACGAGCCCGTCCACAATCCCGTCGCTCCGACAGGTGGTAGCACCGGCTCTGATCCTCTCGCCGCTGTACGCGCGGCAATGGGGCTCGAGCCGAAGAAGTAACAGAAAGGATTAAAACATGTCAAACTCTATTGAACTTTTTAAAAAATATGTGCCCCTCCTCGATGAGGTGTACAAGCTTTCGTCCCTTACCTCTGATCTCGACGGTGCGCCCGAACTCGCGCGTCAGGGACAGAATGTGAATGAAATGATTATCCCGAAGATCGACATGAGCGGGCTTGCGGACTACTCCCGCAACGGCGGTTATGTCGGCGGTGACGTAACCTTTACCAACGAAACGGTGAAGTGCAACTTCGACCGCGGCAGAATCTTTAACGTGGATACTCTCGACAACATCGAGACTGCAATGATGGCTTTCGGCCGACTTGCATCCGAGTTCATCCGCGTTAAGGTCGTTCCTGAGCTTGACGCATTCAGATTCGCAACTCTCGCGTCTATGTCCGGTATCGGCACAACTGACGCGGCGGCGCTTTCGACCGGCGCGAACGTCATTACCGCACTTCGCGCGGCAGTAAATGCTATGGACGAAGCGGAGGTTCCCTCGACTGAGCGCTATCTGTATATCACTCCGACCCTTCTCGGCCTTATCCGAGACCTCGATACGACCAAGTCGAAGGAAGTACTCGACGGCTTCGCAAAGATCGTTAAGGTTCCGCAGAGCCGTTTCTATACCGGCATCAAGCAGCTGTCCGGTAAGGTTGAAACCATTTCCGGCTCCGGCACTGATGACCAGACCGCAGGCGGCTTCAAGAAGGCTGACGGCGCGAAGAACATTAACTTTATGATCATCCACAAGCCCGCCGTCATCCAGTACCAGAAGCACGTCGCGCCGAAGGTAATTACCCCTGAGCAGAACCAGGACGCTGACGCATGGAAGTTCGGCTATCGTAACGTCGGTATCTCCGACGCTTACGAGAACAAAGTCGCGGGCATCTACCTGCACAAGGCAGCGTCGTAATGATGTGCTGGGCGGACTATGAATACTACCTTGACGCATATCTCGGTGGAAAAGATCCACTGATACCGGCTCAGGATTTTTACTTCTGGGCTCGTAATGCCGCGGCGCATATTATGGCGTTTACCGGCACTTTGCCCGAAATTGATGATACCGCTAAGCTCTGCTGCTGTGAGGTGGCAGAGCTTTTATGGCGAGACGACCATGCTACGGGCGGCGCTGACGGCATCACGAGCGAAAAGACCGGAGATCTGTCGGTAACATACGATTCCGGCGAAGCCCGTGCGGCGGTGCTGTCCTGCCGCCTGCGTGGGTGCGTGTACAAGTATTTCGCGGGCACAGGACTGCTATATCGGGGGCTGGATTAATGCTGACGAACACAGACTGCACGCTGTACCGGGCATCAGGCATCGGCTATGAGCGCGTATATATTCCCGCTGTCTTCTGGATGGAATCCAGAGGCGCGGCGCTTATGAAAGGCGCAAATGTCGAGGATGTGGGCATCACAGTGTACATCCCCGAAGAATACGCCGATTCCGCGCCGAAGACGCCGATGAAGGATATGTTTGTCAAGGGCGAATGTAAAATCGAATTTGATAACACATCCGAAAAAACGGTATCCGAGAGTATGCGCGACCTACGGAATTATTCACCGGCTGTTGTAAAAGCTGTGGATAATAAACTGTATGGCACGGCGCTTCGGCACATTAAGGTGACTGCGGTATGAATCAGCCGAAAGACCATGCAGACGGCGGGTTCAAGTTCTTATGGAACCCGAACTTCGCGAAAACCACGACCGAGAACTTCCACAGAGCACAGTGCTTTGTCGATTCTGAGTGTATACGCCAGATGGATAAATACACCCCGAAGCGAACCGGAGCTCTGATACGCTCTGCGACACTCGGTACGAAAATCGGTTCAGGGCACATCGTGTACAATTCACCATACGCACGGTATCAGTACTACGGCGAAATATACGGACCCAATATACCGATATACAAAGACGGTGAGCTCATGGGATGGCGCTCGCCGCCGAAGAAGCATCCGACAGGGCGCGAAATTACCTACTCGAAAGACAAAAACCCGAACGCTCAGAAGCTCTGGTTCGAGAAGATGAAATCCGAGAAAGGTGAATCGATCCTGCGCGGTGCGCAGAAAATCGCAGGAGGCGGCTAATGAACATCATAGAAGCAACGCGGGAGCTGATCGCGAAGTTCCCCCGAATATCCGAGATTGGAACGGTACACCTCGAATTCGCCGATCTCGCGCCCGATAGCTACTCGCTCTCGTCAGCCGGAGACGAGCTGCTGAGGGAAGATATCTGTGGGAATCAGGTGCGGCGGCACACGTTTTACTTTTATAGTGTATGGCAGTCGCTCAACGATTTTGACCGCTTGAACAACTCCGGGGCGCTTCTCGACCTCGCGCAGTATCTTGAAAAACACGGGTGCAGAACAGAGATAACGGCAGAGATCGACGGCAAAGAATACCCCGGAGAAATCACGAAAATCACATCGGCAAATGGTATGCTGTACGAGATACCCGCTGACCTGCATGGCGGCGTGCGGTATCAGTTACAGCTTATCGTGGAGTACAAAATTTACACGGAGGAATAATCAATGGCAGCAGTTGCAACCGGCGAGAAGATCGAGAGAAAATATCTCGCGCACTACCTGAACGCTACGCCGGGTACTGAATCCGAGACCTACGAGAAAATCGGTCAGGACCTTGAAGAGTTCACAACCAACATGAATGCGGACATTGAGACCAACCACAATATTTGGGGCGAAGTCTCAATTAATCTTAAGGGCTACGAACCGGACGCGTCGGCAGAGCCGTACTACGCGCGTAAGGGCACGAAGCTTTTCGACTACTTACAGAACATTATCGACAATCGTCTGACCGGAAGCAAGGTCGAGACCGACTATGTGGAAGTCCAGACGTGGGACGAAGCGACTACCGGCAAGTACACGGCATACAAGGAAACCGCTATCGTCGAAGTCACGTCCTACGGCGGAGACTACGGAGGATACCAGATCCCGTTCACGCTGCACTTCTGCGGCGACCGCGTGAAAGGCAAGTTTGATCCGTCCACAAAGGCATTTACCGCCGACGCGGCATGAGGTGACGCATGAAAAGCTTGAATTTCGATTCCGGCGTCAAGGAATACGAGATCAACGGGGACCCGAACAGGGTCCTTCGTATTAATCCGTCCGACTTCGGGATCATCGAACGTATCAATAAGGCAAAAGACGAACTTGATAAGCTGCATATCACGCCGGATATTGACGGTATGGTGGAGCTTGATAAAGTCGTCCGCGCACAGATCGATAAAATCTTCGGCGCTGGTTCGTCCGACACCATTTTCGGCGAGACCAACAGCGCGTCTTTTGCGGGCGGTCAGCCGATATTCGCGAATTTCCTCGAGTGCATAGCGCCTGAAATTACGCGTGTAATCGAGGAAGAGAAAAAGAAATCTGCGACGAAGATTAAAAAGTACACGTCGCAGGTCGAAAACCTGAAATGATCGGGCTTCCGACGTCGCTGAATGTCGCGGGTGAAGAATATCCGATAAGAACCGATTATCGCGTGATTCTGACGATCTTCGCGGCATTCAACGACCCCAACTTAAATGACCGGGAAAAATTTACTGTATGCCTGAACTGCCTGTATAAAGTCATACCCACCAACTACGAGGAGGCTATGAAACAGGCTATGTGGTTTATCGACGGCGCGGAGCTTCCGGGCAACGGATCGTCTGTGCGTCTGATGGACTGGGAGCAGGACGAAGGCATGATCTTCGCCGCCGTTAACCGCGTCGCCGGGAAGGAAATAAGAGCCGTGGAATATCTGCATTGGTGGACATTCCTCGGCCTTTTTTATGAAATCGGCGAAGGACGTTTCGCGACTGTCGTCGGCATCCGGTCGAAGATGGCGAAGGGTAAGCAACTTACCAAAGAAGAACGCGAACTCCTTCGCGATAACGGCGATACAATTAAATTAAAAACCCGGTACTCAGATGAGGAAATTGAGGAACAGGAAAGACTTAAAGCGATATTTACGTGAGGTGGTGGCTGAATGGCTGTCGATGGAAGCCTGAATTTTGATACGAAAATCGATTCCAAGGGCTTCGACAAAGGCGTAAAAAACATAAATTCTTCGGTGTCTCAGCTGTCAGGCAAGCTCGGGACGCTTAAAACAAAAATCGCCGCCGCCTTCTCGGTCGCGGCTATAGTGGCATTTGGCAAGAAAGCGCTTGAAACCGCCGCGTCAGTCAACGCCGCGAACAGCGCTATGTCGCAGACCTTCGGCGAGCTCGAGGGAGCAGCTTCGGCTGCTATTTCCCGCGTTGCTAATGAAAGCGGCATCCTCGAGACGCGGCTGAAATCCATAGCGACAGGAATCTACGCTTTCGCGAAGACATCCGGCATGGATTCAGCGTCGGCTATCGGCATGATGAAAGAAGCGCTGCAAGTCGCGGCAGACAGCGCGGCGTATTATGACAGATCGCTCGAAGACACGTCTGAGACGCTGAAATCCTTCCTCAAAGGCAACTACGCGAACGACGCGGCTCTCGGCTTATCAGCGACGGAATACACGCGAAACGCCGCGGCTATGAAGCTGTACGGCAAGTCGTTCCAGAACCTCAGCGAGGCTCAGAAGCAGCTCACGCTCATCCAGATGGTCAAGGACGCGAACGGCCTCTCCGGCGCGACCGGGCAGGCGGCGCGTGAAGCCGATGGATGGGAGAACGTCATCGGCAACCTGAAAGAGGCGTGGAAGCAGCTGATAGCGGTTATCGGTCAGCCGGTGCTTAAGCTCGCAATACCTGTGGTGCAGTCGATGACGGCAGCATTGCAGCGTATGACCGAGATCGCAAACGCCGCATGGCGGGCTTTGCAGAAGGTCTTCGGATGGGAAGACGCAGACGCGATACAAGCCGCCACAAAGGCGCAGCAGAAGCTCACAGGAGCTGTGGAAGAGACTGCGGACGCTCAGAAGGGCGCTCTCGCCGGGTTTGATGAAATCCAGACGCTGAGCGACAAGACCGCGGAGACAGCGACGGCAAGCGCGGGAGCGGACGCGGCACTCGAAGACCTCTCAACAGTTGCAGATAAAGACGGCGGGAAGATACCGCTTGAATTCGATACGTCCGGGATTGAAAACGCCGTCAAGGCGATTCAGACCGCGGTCGGACGCATAAAAGCGATTCTAAGCTCGCTTTCAAGGTGGGCAGAAACCACCATAAAACCGCAGTTCGGCAAGCTCTTCGACGCGATTGCACCGGCTCTTCCGGCGATCCAGACGAAGGTGCAGGAAGCGTTCTCAGGACTGTCCGGAATCGCATCTCAGGCTTTTGCCGGAGTGAAGACGAATATCGAAACGATGTTTTCGAATGTCGGCTCGCTCGCCGCGCCGCTCGGAGAGTATTTCACGACGCAGCTGCCGGAGTTCATTTCGACGGGTATCACTTCGATAGGTACGATTCTGCTCGGGCTGTTTGATTCGTTCAATTTGGTCTTTGGCGATATTCTGGGCATCGCTCAGACGTTCTCGGAAGGGTTCCTGAGTTACGTTCTGCCGGTTCTGACCGAGTTCGGTTCGCAGTCGATGATTACCCTGACACAGGTATTCGAGGACGTCAAGAAGATCTTTGATTCTGTATGGCATGAAGGCATCGCGCCGTTCTTCGAGCGATTGGCGAAGTACTGGAACGAAGCGTGGGAATCAGTGAAGAAGATCTGGGACGAGCACGGACAGCCGATTTTTGACGGCATCCGCGGAGTATTTAAGAACATGGGTGAAATGCTCATGAACGTCTGGACGGGACTGATCAAGCCCGTCTGGGACAACTTTATGCAATCACTTGACTGGCTGTGGGAACAGCACATGAAGCCGCTCTGGGACAACGTGCTTAAATTCGTCGCGTCGCTCGTCGAGTGTGCGACGAACATTTATAATAACGCTATCGCGCCGATTGTAAAGTGGGTGCAGGGGTATTTATACCCGATTCTCGCGAACACGATAAACACGATCTGGAACATCATCAGCGACGTCGCGGGGTTCTTTATGGATATCATCTCATCGATCATCCAGGCTTGCACGGGCGTCACCGAGTTTCTCTCCGGCGTCTTCACACTCGATTTTCAGCGGGCTTTCGACGGGCTGCAAGAAATTACCAACAGCTTTGCGAACGCCGGAATAGCGCTGTTTGAGGGAGCTGTGAATATCATCATAGACTTAATCAACGGCATGATAAACGGCGTCGTAACCGGCATCAATGTAGTCATTAACGCGCTGAATTCGATTAAATTCGATGTCCCCGACTGGGTTCCGATCTGGGGCGGCAAGAAGTTCGGGATTAATCTCTCTCCTCTTACAGCACCGCAGATCCCGAAACTCTCAATTCCTCGCCTGGCAACCGGCGCGGTTATCCCGCCGAACCGGGAATTCCTCGCCGTCCTCGGAGACCAGAAGCAGGGCACGAACGTCGAAGCGCCGCTTGAAACCATCAAGCAGGCGTTCCGTGAAGCCCTCGCGGAATCCGGAAGCTCGGGCAAGCAGATGACCGTCGTGCTGCAAGTCGGGCGGCGCGAGCTGGCGCGGACCGTAGTTGAACTGAGCCGCGAGGAGCAGCAGCGTGTGGGAATGAGGATAAGAACAGTATGACTGTATGTGAACTCGAAGGAAAATCATATGACGCGAACGTCGTCGAGATCGAGGAGAATTTCAACATTCTCTACACCGATAACACGAAACGTACGCTCGCGAACGGGCATATGTTTCTCGATCCAATCGGGACGTTTATCGGGCACTCGGTGACGTTCGCACCGGGCAAAAACCGCGCGGATTTCGACGCGCTGTGGGACTTCTTTAAGATTCCCCGGCGCGAGGGATTTAATGTCACGTGTATCGACGGGCAGAACCGGACGATATCGTACAAAGCGTACACGTCCAACGGGGCGCGGAAAACGTCCTGTATCCGAAACGGGACAGTGTACTGGGAAAGCCTACAGGTAAACATCATCCCGATAGACGCGCAGGTGGCACCATCATGATCAGGATGATATACAAGGATATCGCCGTCGGCTCGAAGACGGCGTTTACTCCCACATCAGACGACGCCGCGAGCGTGTCGAAGCTTTCCGACCTTAACGCCGATCTCGTCTTTGCGAGTTTCGGCACGGGCGGAGAATTAAACCAGTTTTTACTGGACGGCGAGCAGGGCGTCCTTCCGGACGACTTAACGGATACCGCTATAGGGCTGTGGTCTGACGCGCTGTCCGGCGACGATGGGAGCTTTACAAGCCCGCTGACACTGACCATGACTGCATCAGGGCTGTTTACCTCGCAGGGCATCACGCTGACGTTTGACACAAACGTCGGCGTATACGCGACGTTTGTAAACATTAAGTGGTACAACGGCACGTCGCTGCTGTTCAATGTGGATTTCACACCCGACGCGGCAATTTATTTCTGCGAGAAGAAAGTCGAGAACTACAACAAAGTCATCTTGACGTTCTCGTCGATCAACTTTGCCCACTGCCGCTTAAAGCTCCGGGCAATTGACCACGGTGTTATACGTACCTTCGCCGGACGTCCGCTGACGGACATATCCGTGATTCAAGAATGTTCGCCGGTATCGGACGAGATCACTATTGATACGATGGATTTCACTCTAATAAGCGACGAGGACGTAAATTACGTCTTCCAATCGAAACAGCCGATGTCGCTGTATGTCGATTCTGACCTCCTCGGCGTCTTCTTTGTCAAAAATTACGAACGGACAGCGAAGCAGATTTACAGCGTGTCCACAGAGGACTATATAGGGCTTCTGGACAGTGTGCAGTTTGCCGGGGGTATTTACACGTCACAGAGCGCAACGGCGCTCCTGACGGCTATATTCGCGTCTGCGAACGTGCCCGTAGACATCAGTGCCGACATACAGGGGAAGACCATTACGGGATGGATACCGGTCTGCACCGGCCGCGAGGCTGTGAGACAGATCTGTTTCGCTATCGGCGCGGCTGTATCCACAGCGAGGACGGATAAAGTCAGGATATTCATTCCCGGCAACACGCCGGTAAAGAAATTCGGGCTAACCGACACCATGCAAGGGCAGACGTTTAATGACAGGGACGTGAAGCTCACGGAGCTGCGCGTGACTGTCCACAGCTACTCGCAGATCACCGAGGCGGCAGAGCTGTACAAAGCGGCTGACAGCGGCACGGGAACTGGCATATATGTCGAGTTTCCGGAGCCTATGCACGATCTGGTCATCACAAACGGCTCGATAACCTCGTCGGGCGCGAATTTTGCCGTGATAACCGCGAACAGCGGCTGCGTGTTGTCAGGCAAGAAGTACCGCGACATGACATCGGTAATCTCGAAGACGAACCCGCTGACGAACGTCGGAGACCCGGCGAATATCGTCGAGGTGCGCGACATGACACTTGTCAGCGCGGCGAACGCTCAGACGCTGCTCTCGTCACTGTGGGAGTTTTACGTTAAGTGCGGCACGATCACGTCAGAGCTGGTGCTTAACGGCGAAAAGCCGGGCGATATGATCACGCTGGCGACCGAATACTTAGGCGATATCGACGCGCGGATAGAATCTGAGCGGTATAATTTGTATGGCGGCGCTATCGTCGCGGAGGTGACAGCACGATGAATCTGGTATATGACAGAACGGCGCAGGACGTCGAGACGGCGCGGACACAGCGCGGGACGACACTGACGCCGCTTAAGGGCTGCTATAACGTCTCCGACCTCAACCGCGTCGAAGCCGCGGTCAAACTCCTCGCCGCCGCGCTGACGTCGGCGGGGTATCCGGTGGAGGTGACGCCGGTGCTTAAGGGCAGCAAATCCGAAGACCGCGAGTGGCAGGAAGGCGACGTGCTGTACAGACCGCAGTGGACGGCGTATCTTGACAATGTGCAGAAACTCAGAGACGCGTACTACACGCTCGCGGAGACCGGGGAACTGCCGAAGCCGGGGGACAAGTTGGGCTACGTCGGAGCGAACACCATCGAAAAAGTCCTCGCGGATATCGACCTGCTCATCGACTGCATGAAATCGAGTTATCGACGGTGTGGGACTTTCCGCGCCGGGAACAACGCGGCGCATTTGCCGCTGAAAGGAAGTGTCTAAAATGCCGGTATACAACGCACCGGAAATCAAAGACCGCGTCGCGACCGGTGACGATCTCTACACGATCACCGACGTCGGCGGGAAGAAAAAACTCACCCCGTCGCCGACCGAAGTCGCCGAGCCGGGAACGCCGATAAACAAAGCGCTGTTGCAGGGCATTGTGGACGCACTGCAAACCATCACGGGATCTTTCGTCCCATATGACCTATACTGGTGGAGGCGCAGACCGTCCGCCAACAGCTATGTTGAGACACAGCAGACTGCGTTCGTCAGCAGCAACTCCACCACCGACTATGGCGGCTCGATCATCCCGTTCTTTTATCACGGCGAAAACGCGGATTTCAACTCATCGGTGTCTTTCCAGACCGCGTCATCGATCACAATAAATCAATCAAACGGCGCGGTTTCGCTTAAAAACCCGACCTCGCGAACCGTTAAATATGCCGATTACGACGCAACGGCGCTCAACAATATGTGCGCTGGAAAGTATATAAAGTTCACGTCCGATTACACCGGGGTAGGTCGGGATGAAATTCTGTACGTCCCACCGGAGGCATATATCCGCTCATACTCGGTCGCGTCGTCGGCCACATCGCCGACACGTGGCTATATCGGATATCTTTCGCCGACCGGGAACTGGGGCGGCTGGGGCCCGGGCACGGATGTAAAACTCATCGGCTCGGTGAAGCAGACCGCGATCGGCGACTGGGAGCTCATTTCATCCGACGCTTCCGACACATATCCGCACAGCGGTGCGTCCGGCGGCTATGAGTACGCGTATTTCGGCAAGGTTTCTGACGCAGCTTTAAGCAGGTTTGCGCCATCACTCAAAACCGTAAACATCACCTCCGCGTCATACAACTCGAACAGTTTCACGGTCGACTTGCCGGGAAGTGTGTGCTTGTTTTGGTGCGACGCCGAGACCGCCTCGGACAGCGGCGTGCCGTTCGGTGCCATCGCAGATGACACTTTTGTCTACATGGCGACAACCGCCGTTTCTTACAGCAGCAACTACGGAGCGAAATATGGAACATTGCCACAGTCCGGCTCCGTGGCTCAGTGGAAATATTACCAATATGGCGAAGAAACGCAATATAAACTTTGCAAGGCAAAAAGCGGCAGACTCTATTTCGGTACAGCCAACGGCAATACATATAACGAGGCGTGCACGCTTTATTTGCTCCCGATAATTCCGAGGTGAAAAGCATGACCTATCAACTCTGGGATAAAATATCCCCGATCTACGACATCACCGCCGAACAGGCGATGATAAATAACCCGCTGTATGGAAGCGAAAACAGCTACCTTATCCTCCGCGACGACGGCTCAATCCTCGACATTCTGCCAATATCGACGCTCAGGGAGCTGACCAGGAAGGAAGCGACAGCGACTGACGAGGAGGTGTGCGCGGCGTATATCGCGAAGCTCAATGAGCCCACACCCGAACCGCAGCCGTCCGGAGACCTGACCGCGCTGTCCGCGAAGGTCGCGGAGCTTGAGACACAGCTCGCCGCGGCGAAAATTTTACTGGGGGTGGAATAATGACGTTAATCGAATATGCCCGGCAGCTCCGCGCAGTAATCGAAGAAATGACTGCGAGCGCATCGGACGCCGTTGTGTCGAAAGCGCCGTCGGCGTGCCCGAGGCTGAAACAGGACGGCTCGCTCGTCCGCGCGGGAACCAAAATCAACTGGAACGGCGTCGTGAAGAAAGCCGGAAGTGACCTGTGGGACACCGAAGCGAACGACCCTGATCACGCGCCGAACCTATGGGAAGATCTGCTGTACAAGGACGGCTATCGCATCATCCCTGAGAACATCACCGTGACCGGAGCTTTCAGCAACGGCGAAAAGGGCTGGTGGAAGGGGCAGCTGTGGGAGTCCATAGTAAGCAACAACGTTTACACCCCGGAGCAGTACGCGCCTAACTGGAAGCTGGTGAAAAATGATAATTGACAAGATAATCGCATGGGCAATCCCTTTTATCTGCGGCGGTGTGATCACCGGACTGATCACATATGTAAAATCCTTAAAGCGAAAGAACGACGCCGTCGAAGACGGAGTGCAGTGCCTGCTTCGTGCGGAGATCATCCGGAGCCACGAAAAATACATGGAAAAAAGCTACTGTCCAATCTACGCGAAGGAAGCCTTGAAGCGGGCATACAGCGCATATCACCGACTCCACGGAAACGATGTCGCGACCACGCTTTACAAAGAAACCATGGCGCTTCCGACAGACCCGCCAAAGAAATTATTAACGGAGGGAAACACATATGATTGAAATTACAGCCGTCCCCGGCAAAGTGCTCATGCTCGGTCGACAGGGCGAAAACCTTGCCCGGAAAGTGATCTTTTCCGTATCCGGTGTCCGGGCGGAGTTCGGCGACGGAGCTTTCCGGCTCTCAGCTCGCCGCGCCGGAGAATCCAACGTCTACCCCGCGGCAGTGACGGAAAACGGCGACACTGTCGAATGGTCGCTCACCGCCGCCGACACTCAGAACGCCGGGCGAGGATCGTGCGAACTCGCATACTACGCCGGGGACGTAAGGCTAAAAACGTGGGTCTACGACACCGCGGTCGCAAAATCTCTCACCGGCTCGCCGGAAACCGACCCCTACGACGAATTTCTTGATGAGGTGAACCGGCTCGCCGCCGAGGCGGCAATCTCGCAGAGAGAAGCGAAAAACTCGGAAAACGCTGCGAAAAACTCGGAAGAAAATGCGAAAGCATCCGAGAACGCCGCAAAATCCGCCGAGGACAACGCCGCCGCATATGCGCAGGCTGCACTCGCCGCTGAATCAAAATCCAAGCAGAACGCCGAATATGCCGCTTCCGCCGCGACGGCCGCCGGGCAATATGCACAAAACGCCGCGACGTCCGCGACGAATGCGGCAAGCAGCGCGAGTGCCGCTGAAACCCACGAAAAAGGCGCGAAAGACGCCGCCACAGCCGCCGCGAAATCCGCCGAAGGACTTGCGGACGCCGTAAAACGCGCCAAGGACGCCGCGGCGAACGCACAGGACAGCGCCGGGAAGACCGCCGCTGACCGTGAAGCCGTCGCCAAAATGAAAACCGCCGCCCAGACCGCACAGGGCAACGCGGAGAAAGCCGCCACTGCCGCCGCTGCGGAGAAATCGAAGACGGGCGCGGCAGAGATCAAAACGCAGATTGACAAAATCAAAGCCGGAATCGACACGACGAAAGGCGAAATCGATCAGGCGAAAGCTGATATTGACCAGACCAAAACCGACACGCTCGCCGCGAAAACCGCCGCCGAAACCGCCGCCACGACCGCGACCGAAAAAGCCGCGGAAATCGCGGACAGCGCGGCGCAGATCGCGACGAATACCGAAAATATCGGGAAGAACGCGACGGGCATCAAAACCAACGCCACAGAAATCGACCTCCTCCGGCGCGAGAACGTCGAGCTCCGGGCTAAGACCGACGCACTCTGGAAGCTGTCGGAGGGCAAGAGCTACGATTTTATCGAGGGCAGCGCGGAAGCGTACAGCAAGAACGTGCCTGCCGGGTGTAGGTTTGCACAGATAGAGAAGATCGGCGGGAAGACCGGAGCGTGGAATCAATGGGTGGACGAGACGAAATACGCGGATGCTACAAGTGCATCGGTGACGACGACCATTTCCGGGCGCAGAATCGTCATAGTTGGTACGTCCGGGAGCAACGGTGAGAACTTTAATATTATCAGCCGGAGTACTAAAATATGGAATATCGCAGCTAACCATTATTACTTATTCGCTGGAATCAACAAGCTGACAGGACTTAGCCTCAGCGCGTACAACGGCGCGAAGGCAGTCACCATTGCTTATGCGGGAAGCACGGCTAAAAATGCTGTTTTTAAGCCTGCGTTCTCAGGCATTTCGCAGCTCTATCTTAATACCGGGGACGCCGGAGTCGCTGTCGATGTTGATTGCGCTCCGTACCTCATCGACCTCACCCAACTTTTCGGCTCCGGCAATGAACCGACCACCACTGATGACCCGCGAATTGCGGAGATTATCGCCTACGCCGAGAAGCACCCGGCATACAACGCCGGGGAGCTTGTCAGCGCGGGGGTGGAGGATGTGGAGGTGCAGGGGGCGAATCTGGTCGACATCGTAGATGCACCTGTTAGCTGGGCTACAAAAATACGGGTGAGTGGTCCCGTAACTCGCCTCCGCGCATCCGACTTAGTATCAGGTTATGCAAAATTTGTTGTAACATCCGTCAAAGATGGTGCGGAGGGTGAATGCGAATTTAGAATACTGGTCAACAACGGCGCGAGATTTAGCTACTTGACGACGAAAAGATTAGAGGTGCCCCCGCAAGTGGGTGATACCATCGAAATGTCTTTCAGCATGAAAGCTGGGCTGAACAACATTGAAACATTGTACCTGTATGGCTTTGGCCGCGAGGGAACACCAATAATGGGGACATCTAATCTTACATTGACACTTGTCAAAGGCACATCGATCCCATTAGGACAGATTCCCTATTCCCTCAACACCTACCTCATCCCCGACGCCGTCAAGGCTCTGCCGGGATACGGTCAGAGCGCCGGGGATCTTTGCAACGAGATCGTCCGGAGAGCAGACGGGTGGGACTATGTGCAGCGGGTCGGACTGCCCGCGACGGCGGATGGGTATACCGCACTAGACGCTCCAACGACCACCGACATCACCGACCTGATGACCGGCGCACTGCCGCTGGTGACGACGGAGCCGGGCGGCACGATAACGATGCACCACGCACTCGCGGACGGCGGGCTGCCGCTGGATGTGCCGAACACCGTGAAATATATCCGAGACCTGAAGGAGGTGGCAAGCAGTGGCACTGAGTGAGACCGAAAAGGCAATGATCAAGGCGGCGGGGCTGACCGAAGCCGCATTTGAAGGGGAAAAGGGCAAAAGCCCTGACCCGGGCACCGCCACAGACACGGAACTCGAAAAGCGCGTCGCGACGGTCGAAGAAACCGTCGAGGCGGTGAAGATTATCTTGATGGGGGAGGATAAATCGTGAGAGGAATCGACATTTCCCGGCACAACACCATCCGGAGCTTCCCAGCGATAAAATCACAGGGTGTGGATTTCTGCGTCATCCGCGCTGGGTACGGCACGGTGGTCGACGCGAAATTCGAAGCCCACATCAAAGCGGCGAAAGATTGCGGAATGCTCGTCGGTGCGTACTGGTTTTGCTACGCGCTCGACGTCGCCGACGCGCGGCGGGAAGCCGAGGTGTGCGCGGAGACACTGCGCGGGCATCAGCTCGATCTGCCGGTGTTTTATGACTTAGAGTATGACACGGAGCGGTACGCCGCGAAACACAAAGTGACGTATAACCCGAAACTCCGGACGGACATCATCGAAACATTTTGTACCGAAATGACGAAGCGCGGGTATAAAGCCGGAGTTTACACGAATCCGGACTACTGGCTCTACAAACTCAACGCCGACCGGCTGTCGAAGTACGCGCTGTGGATCGCATCCTACAAAAGCAAAGACGGCAAGGCGACTTTCGATACCGTCCTGCCGACCGATCTCCCGCCCGCGTTTCAGAACGCCATGCTGTGGCAGTTCGGCATGTGCAAAATGCCGAAAGCCGTCGGGTATGTGGACATCGACTACGGCTACGGGCTAAAGCCGCCCGCGCCGAAGAAAACGTATAAGGTCGGCGACAAGTACACGATAAAGCCCGGCGACCTTTACACGACAGGGCGGAAAGTCCCCGCACGGCTCGTCGGGAAGACCTACACCGTCTGGCAGGTCAAGCCCGGCGCGGTATTGCTGAAAGAGATCGTGAGCTGGGTGGCGGTATGAGGTACTTAAAGCGGCTGATAATCGCCGTGCTGATCTACCTCGCGATTTACCTGCCCTTTATCGCCGTCCTGCAAGCCGTCACAGGGACTGACCTTACTGCCGCTTTTTCGGTCGGCGGGATCGTCGGGGCTGTGGAACTCGCGCTCGGCAGCGTCATTAAAATCACCGAAAACAAAGAGATAAGCAAGAAAGGATTTATCGAACATGGACAAGATAGATATAACGCCGATTCTGGAGCTGGCAGTGAAGTTGATATTCACGCTGATCACGATTTCCCTGATCCCGAAGATCAAGAAGTTGTTCGCGACAAAATTCTCGGAGAGCGACCAGAAGAAACTGATCCGCTGGGCTGAAATCGCCGTTCAGGCAGCGGAAGAGGCTGCGCGTTCCGGGCTGATCGACAAAAAAGCGAAATACCAGTACGCGAAGGACTTTCTCGAAAAGCGCGGTGCGACCCTCGACGCCGACACTATGCAGGCGCTGATCGACAGTACCGTCTGGGAGCTGTTTAATCAGTTTAAGACCGAAAGCGAGAACTGATCATGAGAGCCGACGACGCCGCCGATCTCACACGCTCCGAGTGGTCGCGGCTTATCGACGAGCTTATCCATGACGAACTCTGGCGGCGGATTTTTAAGCGCCGCTGGCTTGACGGGGTGAAATTTGAGCCGCTCGCGGAAGAGTTTGACCTGTCTGTGCGGCAGACACAGCGGATAGTAAAGGCTTGCGAGCAAAAGATACAACGGCATATATAATGGCGGGAAAGCGGCACGAAAGTGCCGCTTTTTTTTCGTACACTTTTGCATCTGAATGTGGTACAATATAGACACAGAGGTGATGAAATTGTTTGAGAACTACCAATCCCCCTTTACTCCGCCGATGATGTGGGGACAACAGCGGCCACAAATGCAGCAGCAGCTCCCGCCACAGCAGGTAACGCGCGTCAGCGGGCAGAACGGCGCTCAGGCATACGCACTGCCGCCGAACTCGTCGGCTCTCTTGCTCGATGAGACCGCGCCTATCGTATGGCTGAAGACCACAGACGGAGCCGGATACCCTACGCTTACGCCATACGATATTATCCCGCATCAGACACCGGCGCCGGTCGACGCGTCGAGCCTCGAGGCACGAATTAAAAAGCTGGAGGACATGATATATGCAAAACCCGATACTGCAAGCGCTGAGGCAAAACCCGCAGCAAAACAACCCGCTGGCAATGGTGGCAAAGTTTAAGGAGTTTGCCCGCGGGATGACGCCGGAGCACGCAAAGCAGCTCGTCGAAGAAAAGCTTCGCACTGGCGAAATGTCTCAGGCACAATTCGAACAGCTCAAATCGCAAGCTCAAGATTTTATGCGATTGTTACAATGAAATATAGGCAATAGCCTATAAATATTATGAAAGGTGGTATAACCACAATGGATGGAACTCCCTCCCTCTCCGATATCGCGGCGGTAACCCGCGACAACGACGGCGCATTCGGCGGCTCCGGCGGCTGGATGTGGATAGTCGTGATCTTCCTCTTCGCCTTCATGGGCGGCGGCTTCGGCTGGGGAAATCGCGGCGCGGCGGCAGAACAGCCCGTGACCGAGGCCGGACTGTGTAACGCCATGAACTTTAACAACCTCGAGAACGCAGTCGGCAGACTGTCTGACCAGACCCAGAACCAGACTATGACGTTGGGCAACGGCATCTGCAACCTCGGCTACGAAATGCAGGGCAACATAGGACAGCTCGGTAAGGAAATCGCGCTCGGACAGGCTAACCTCGGCACTCAGATCGCGGGCAACGCGTCCGAGATCTCCCGGCAGCTCGCTGAGTGCTGCTGCAACACTCAGCGCGGAATCGACAGCGTTAATTACAATAACGCTATCAACACCGCTGCCATTAATGCCAACATCGACGCAAAGTTCGCGGCTATGGAAAAGTCGCGCCTCGAGCAGACGATCGCGGCACAGCAGGCGCAGATCAATCAGCTGAATCTCCAGGCACAGCTCTGCGGCGTCGTAAGATACCCGATGTCTTACAGCTACACTGCGGGTCAGTCGCCCTTCTGCGGCGGCTGCGGGTGCAACGGCAACGTATAAGGTATAAACGCCCTTTACGGCGAGGATTCAAGGGGCGGCAATAGCTGCCCCAATTTTAATAAACGGAGGAAAGATTAAAATGAAATCTGCTATATATACGGCGAATACCACTGCGACTACACTTGCGGTCGGCGACATTATCCCACTCGGAACGACCATCCGGCGCTACGGGTGTAATCTCCGGCAGGATGGCAACGCCGTCACGACAACCGGTCGCGGGTATTACAAGATCACCGCCGCCGTCACAGCAGCACCCACAGCAGCCGGAGAGATCGGTGCGACACTGCTTAAGGATGGCATAGCAGTCACCGGCGCAAGCGCGTCAGCGACCGCCACGGGAGCCGGTGACGTTGTAATGCTGCCTATAACAGCAATCGTCCGCAACCTCACCGACTGCGATTCCTCGCTCCTCGCGCTGAGGCTTGACGGCAGCGCCGGACAGGTAACCAACGTCGCAGTAACCGTGGAGAAGCTGTAATGAAAGCCCACATACAGGACTATCGCGCACGCCTCGAGAAAGAGCTCGTCGAGTACCTCACCCTCCCGGCAAGTGAAAAAAGCGCGAGGGCCGTCGACGGTATGCTCTCGTGCTGGGAACATATCCGGTCGGTCGAACGGTGCCTGTGCGGGAGCGAGGGGCATCAGAGCGCGGCTCTGAGCGCCGCCGATCTTACGGCATGGAATTCCCGTATGGACAACGCTGACGGCACCCGCGGTGGGCATTGGACGATCTCACAGACGTCCGGAGCCGCGCAGAGTGTGGGAGTAGTGTTTGAGCACATCACGCCCGAGGCGTGGAACGCCACAATGAATATGATGTACTCGGACTATTACCCCACAGCTGAGGCATACGGCACAGATCAGCCGGAGTTTTACGCACAGCTCGCGAAGGATTTTCTGTTCGATAAAGACGGCGGCGAACCGCTGAAAAAACTTGCAGAATATTACCGCGAAATTGTAAAAAACGCTTGACAAACGCGTTTGCTTGTGGTATAATGAGAATGCAGGGGCGGCGAACCCCGGCAGCCGCCTGCAAAGGCGTGGATTAAAAAGAACTCATATATCGAGGGAAAAGGGAGCGGAAACGCTCCTTTTTTCTTGTTCATATAACGTTTACAAATAAATACGGTACTTTTTCTCGTAAACCTATTGACTTTTTGTACCGAACGTGATATAATAGATACATCACAAGGGACGCGGACAACCCCAAACCGCGAAGGAGATAAGCTATGATAATCGAAGTAATGGGACTGGCTGGCTGGAAAATCAAAACCTACTCTAAAAGGGTCATCGAAAGAGACATCGAGCACGCGAAGGACTACAAGAAGAACCTCGGGAATCCGTTCGTTGTAAATGTCAACGATATGTTCAACGACCTTAAGACGGATGGCGAGTACCATTCGAGTGACGACAGAATTGGTATGCACTGGCTTCTCCCGGGGTGTAGTAAGCTCTCTGAGATTGCTGATCTCGACGTCGAGTGGACGAAAGAGCGCAACAAAGGCTATCTGTACGAGGTGTATCAGAGATACACACTTAAGCCGGAGACACAGGCAAAAATCACTGTTGCACTCGATGAGTTTATCGACCGCGCGACAAAAGCCCTGGACGATGCTGTCTCCGCAGAAGACGCGAAGAAACGCGCCTATGAGGAGGAGAAGACACGTCTGCTTGATGGCGTAACGTGGGATGTAAACGGCAAGCCAATCACCGATGAAGGCGGCAAAACAATGATGTATGAACACATCGTCACAGTGAACGGAAAAACGTTTATGTTCACGGAACGGAACCTGTTCGATTTCGGGCGCGTTATCAATCCAAAGCGCGGAGGGCTTATAAGCCGCGACAGCGAGACAGGCAAGTACTATCGCGAAAAGTTTAATGACGCTAACGGGTGGAATCGCGTCGAAGACCTCGACGAGGACGAAGCTCGCGCTTACAAGATCGTGCTGAAGTACGGAAAATACGCCGGAACCGGCATCAGAATGTAAAGGGAGTACGAAAGTGAAAAGAACAATTAAAGGCACGCTGTGCGATACCTCCACAGCGGAGCAGATCGGCGAATCGCGGTACGACGGGTGCACCGAGTACCTTTACCGGACGAAATCCGGTAAGTACTTTATCCACACTGTACGGAGTAAAGGGCTCGTGCGAGAGGATATATACCTGATGACCAATACAGCCGCCGCTGATTGGATTATGGTCGCTTACGGACCCGTAGACGCCTACTACGACGCTAAGACCGGCGCAAAAAAAGAGTGGGCGAAGATCAGCGTGTCGTCGACGACCAAAGCGCTGATCGACGAGCTTCGCGGGGCATATGGGATGACTGCGAATGAGCTGATCTCAGATGCGCTTAAGACGTACCGAAAGAACGCATGACAAAGCCGGGGAGAAATCTCCGGCTTTACACGTTTTGTACACGTTTTGCGCGAAAACAGCTTTTTCGAGCGTGAAAGCGGCGAAACGTGAGTGCTCAAAAAGTCAGTAAATACAGGCATTTTCGGTATATGCGCGAAACACAGTGAACACCCGAGAACGGTAAAATCGTTTCCTAGATGGTCCACCAGTATACAGAAAAGTGCCGTATTTACGGCATTTTTTATTTGCCGTACACGTATTTTACACGATTTTATTCAGGATTTCGAGCGCGTGCTCCTCTTCGCGCGGGTATAAGTGAGAGTATGTATTCCACGTGATCGTGACATTTTTGTGTCCGAGCCGTCGCGCGACTTCCTGGATGTTGATGCCGTTGTTCGCGAGAAGCGACGCGTGCGAGTGCCGGAATTCGTGTATAGTGCGGTGCGGAAGCCCTGCCGCCTCCGCAAAAGCCTGATTCCGTTTCTCGATCGTCGAATCTCTCAGGCAGCCGACGCCACGGCAGACGAGCCAATTGTCGTTAAAGCCTGTCATGACCTGTTGTCGCTTTCTGTGGTCCTTGAGAGCCGCGACAAGAGGCTGTGGCATTTGTATGTCACGGACAGACGATAGCGTCTTTACGAGCAGCTCTGTTTCCCTCTTGCCCTTGATCTTCTGGGATATGCTTCGCCGGATCTTGATAACGTTTCCGTCGATATCGGACCATTGCAGCGCGTGTATCTCACCTTTTCTCATCCCCGTGTAAAACGCGAGCATGAAGAAGATATAATAGCCCCACTCGTCGAGATCGCCGCTTGCCTCGGCTCGCTGCTTCGCAACAGCGATGTACCGGAGAAATTCGTCTGAAGTATAGTAACGGACTTTTTTCTCCGGTACGGCGAACTCCGGTGTTTTGTACCCGCCGATCTGCCGCAAAGGATTCTTCGGGATATATTCCATTCGCACTGCGTAGTTGATCATCGTCGACAGTACCTTGATATACGTACTAGACGTCGCTGGACTCAAACCGAGGGCGAGAATATCCGATTTGTATTTCTGTGCCGCTACAACATTAAATTTATCGAGCTTTATGTCCCCGACGAGAGGGATTATAGTATGCTCAAAGGTCCGTCGTTTCTTGTCCCACGTGGTCTCGCGAAGCTCATGCTTGCAGACCTCGATATACTCATCATACAGATCTTTCAACGTCTTCCGCGCCGCGGGAGGCGTTTTTTTGATCTCTTCGGACAGCTTCCGCTCGAGGTCCTTTGCTTCGGTCGAACCGTAGGCTACCCGGTCGATCTGCCGGGGCTTGCCGAACTGATCGACGTAGTTGATACGTACGCGGTATTGTTGTTTACCGTCTTTTTTGCCGTCCATTTTGTAGATCGGCATGATATTCACACTCCTTCGAAAAAGTGGTTATTTCCGGAATGGAAACAACCACTTATTTTTATTCCACGATTACACAACGGTCTATGGTAAGGGTTAAATTAAAATTACCTACCTTGCCATAAAGCGTGATGGTATCTCCAACTGCGAGATTCGCGACTTTATCAACCTCACTCTGATCGCTAAAATAGCACTGTGCATATTCCCACGTTAAGTCTGTGCCGTCGTTGACGCAGACATATATGTTGTTAAGCACATCTTTCCCAATGTCCTTAACTTTGCCGGTGATCTTCACGAACTTGTCTTTGTACTTCTGATCAGCGGCGACTTCGTTTGTCTGGTATTCGTCGAGCATGGTCATAACATCGGCAAATTCATATTCGATAGTAGGGGAATCTTTCCCGACAACTACCGTTCCATTCTGGTTGGTATCTATAGAACCTCCCGTAGGCTGATCGGAGTTATTTTTGCCGCTGTTGCCGCCGATAACGGCGATCACAATAACGGCTACAACAATAACCGGAATCAACCATTTCGGCATTTTCTTCTTCCCGTTGACATTACCTCCACAGTATGGGCAGGTGTTCGCGTCGTCCGGAATGTCGCGGTTGCATTTCTTACACTGCATAGTGCATTCTCCTCTCGTCAATATCTCAGCCACCCCGCACTGGGGTTCAGGATATCGATCATAAATATTAAACATATAAACGTCATCAAAGCAATAGCCAGGATGAACACCGCCCGGAACTGTTTCCGTTGATATTCAAACTGCCTCTCAAAAAGCAGCCTCATTTCCGTAATGGCAGGATTTTCCATTTTTGAATCTTCGCTCCCATTCTCGGGAATAGTCTCATTTTCAGCGCTGATCGTCTCATTCTGCGTCTCGTCTCCGGTTATCAGCCATTCGACCGAGACACCCAAAGACTGTGCGATAAGTTCAACCGTGGAATACTTAACCGATATCGTGCCGTCGTAAATGCGATACAGTGTGGTCTTTGAAACGCCCGACTGATCGGCAAACTGCTGTACTGTCATTCCCTTTTCCGCAAGCTTGCCTTTCAACCGTGGGATATTTACCTTCATTTTGGTTCACTTCTCTCTCACAAAATTGGTAATCATTTCCAGAAACTAGGGCTTGCTATTACGCTTTGTATGATGTATAATATGTTTACAGGTACATTATATCACCTTTTGAACGAAATGTCAAGTATCCGAACGAAATTTCTCGAAAAAAAGATGAAATCGAACGAAAAGAGGTTACATAATGAAGAATCTGAGATCGTTAATCAACCAAATGCTCGACCGCGCGACCGACGCACAGCTGAAAGCCGTTTACGCATTCATTCGGCGCCTGATGAGGGACGAATGAAAAGGAGTGGGAAAATTCCCACTCCTTTTTTATTGCTTGTCTGCCTTCTCGACCGCGTCAAGAAAGTCGCTCAGGGCTTTCCACCCTTCCGGACCGAGTGACGCGAGAATGCGCATGACGCGCTTCTGAAACTCGTCGCCCTTATCCGATAAGACGTCGCCGACGAAACCGGCGATTTGCTCGTCGATGGTCGGTTCACGAAACATCTCGCCGTCGCCGGTCTCAAGCCAGATGCGGTCACAGCCGTATATGCGGCAGATGAGATCGGCAAAAGCGGAGCTTATATCGGTCTTGCCTTCTTCAATGCCTTTAATTACCCCGCGTCCACAACCCAGCTTTTCAGCAAAATCGGTCTGCGAAAGCCTGGTTGATTTTCTAAGTTCGCGAAACCGGTCTTTGAGCTCGCTCATCATTATCACCTCCTTGCATTTATTATAACACATAATCGTGAATTTGTCAATGGATGTGAGAACCAAAATAATATTTTATTTTTTTCAAAAAGGTCTTGACAACCAGTCGAAAGTGTGGTATAATGGATACAGCAACCAAGAGAAAACGAAAACAAGGCTGACACAACCATAAAGGAGTACACACCATGAACATGAAAGAGAATTTCAAAACCTGCAAAGACTTCGCGATAGAGATAATCGCGGAAGGGAGCTTCAACGACGCTCCTGATGACATAGCTCCCCACACCTATCGCACCGAGACGAAGACGTTCCGGCTGAATCGCGTCGCAATGCATGAGTGGGACAGGAGCGTGATTATCGCCGAAGAGCCGAAAGGGTCGGAAGAGTTCGAGAAAATCGTTGAGTGGTACACTTACCTTGATGAGAAAAAAGAACTCCGCGCGAACTTTGAGAACAAGATTCGCCACGCGCTCGGCTACGACGACTGGGACAGCTTCGTGATCATGCAGGTTCTTAGGAATATATTTACAGTAGTAGCAGTAAAGGAGATAACGAAATGAAAAAAGTCAAGATTACATTCTCAATGATAAGCCACCCCCTCGGGGGCTTCAAGTTCAAGCGTCGCACCGCTGTGATTGACCTCCCGGAGGAAATCGCGGAAAGCCTCGAGAGCAGACAAGGCAAGAGCCGCTACGTTGAAGGTCCGTACCACAACGGATACGGCAAGAAGCCGATTGCCGAGCTGATTCAGATAATCGCCGAGGTAAACGGCTACGAGGAAAGTGTCTTTGAGCTCGCCGAGATCATCGGCGACAGCGCAGAGTGACGGGGGCATAAGCCCCCCGGTAATGCGGCAGTCCCGATTACAAGCCCGGGCAGATAAAGGAGGTGAGAATATGGGCTATGTACACACGCTGAAACGATATGGCGCCGTCAATCGCGCTTATTTCCGTGCCTTCAACGCATATTGCGTCCGAAATCTTAATCGGTATAAAGATGCTTTCTTCGCCCTCGAGGACAAGAGAGATGCACTTAAAGCCGAGATTAAGGCATATGTTGCTGAACCGGCAGATATTCGCAATTATGCTAATGACTTTGTGCGCGGTCAATGGCTGATCGAGCGCGGGAAGTACCTGATCCGTCGTCGGCAGATACTGACTGCCTGTCGCTTACTCGGGGTAGATTCCCGAGAAATCAGATTTTGAAAGAAAGGAGAACCACATGACTAACGTCCCAATGATAGCAAGTGTAGAGACGGCAGTGACCGCCTACTACGCAAAACCACAGCTCGGCAATGCCGAGATCAACGAGATCTTCGGCGGTCTGAGCAAAGGCAAAGTGTGTCAGCTTAAGGTGCTCGCACGGGAGAAGATGAAAGAACTCGGAATCCCGCTGATGAACAACCGCACAGTTGACGCGGACGCAGCCTACCAGGCATGGGGGCTGAACATCGGCGACCTTGAACGCCGGTACGCAAAAATCAAGAAAATGGAGGAAAATAACAATGGCAAAAACTGAAAAGCTCTCGGTCGAAAACGCCGATCTGCTCGCGAACATCCTGCGTCATCTCGTCGGGATGAGCGAAAGCGATCTTCTGCCGCTCGAGTGCTACTGCAAAGGCTTTGAAGCCGGCAAGGCGTCGAGCGAGAAGAACAGCAAGACTGCGTGAGGTGTGGACATGATCACCGAAGTCGACTACGAAAAAATCCACAGCTTACAGACCGAGCTCATCCGCAAGCAGGACCGCACAATCGATGAACTCAGAGCCTCGAACAAAATCCTCGAGGCTACGAACAAAATCCTCGCAGAGGCGCTCTCGCGGGCTCTGACGCACGAAGGACGCGACCGGGTATTCATACCGGCTCGTGAAGCAAACAGCGACGCAGAGTTCCGCACGGAGCGCACGATTGACAATGACATACTCATCATCAGGGTGCGGGCGTAAAGGAAACGCCCGCGGCGGAGCAGCAACTCCGGACGCGGGCAGATAAAATCATCCACAACCATTATAACACAGGAGGAACAAAATGTCAAGCCTTTTCAACATTTCATCTCGCTACGCGTCGGTGCTTAAGCTCATCGACGACTACACCGACTGGGAGCCGGACACCGACGCCGAGGGTCACTACCTCGACGAAAACAATGAGATCATAGACGATCTCGTCGAGTACCGCCAGCAGCTCACCGACGCGCTCCTCGACACTCTCGACGCCGTTGACGGCGAGATGGCGGACAAGCTCGCGAACTGCGGCGCGTTCGTCAAGCAGCTCACCGCCGAGGCAGGAGCGCTCGACACCGAAATCAAGTCGCTGCGGCAGCGCAGTGCGTCGAAGAAGCGCGAAATCGAGCGCTTCAAGAAGTACATCATGGACTGCATGATAAACGCCGACGTCAAGAAGGTCGACGAGCCGCTCGCGAAGCTCACTATCAGGCAGAACGCCGAGAGTGTGGAAGTAGCTGATGAACTCGGGTTTATCGACTGGGCACAGCGGAACGACCGCGACGATCTGCTCAGATATTCGACGCCGGACATCAACAAGACGGCAGTCAAGGACGCGATACGCTCCGGCACGGAGCTTCCCGGCGCTCAAATCGTCCGCACGAAGTCCCTGATAATCAAGTGAAGGAGGAAGACATATGTTCGAGAAAGCAGCAAGGAAGAAAGCGAAGCTCAGACTCGCGCTCACGGGTCCTTCCGGCTCGGGCAAAACCCTGTCGGCTCTGATGATAGCGGGCGGCATGACAGGCGGCGACTGGTCGCGCGTCGCTCTGATCGACACGGAGCACGAAAGGGCGAGGTTCTACGCAGACCGTCCGGAGTGGGGCACAGGCGAGTTTCTGTATCAGCCGCTCGTCCCGCCGTACAAAGCGGACAGATACATCGAGATCGCAAAAGCGGGAGCCGAGGCGGTCGGTGAAGACGGCGTTCTGATCGTTGACTCCCTGTCCCACGCATGGGAGGGAGAAGGCGGTGTCCTCGAGTATAAAGCCGAGGTTGAGAAGCAGAAAGGCAAAAACTCGTACACCGCGTGGGATGAAGCCGGTAAGGTGCAGAACACGCTCATCACCACATTGCTTTCACTCCCCTGCCACGTCATAGTGACGCTCAGGACGAAGACAGCATACGCAATGGAGCTGAACGACCGCGGTAAGAACGTCCCGGTAAAGATCGGTCTCGCGCCGATACAGCGCGAGAACACCGAGTACGAGTTCGACGTCGTGCTGAACCTCGACCGGGCACACTACGCGACGGCTTCAAAGGACACGACGTTCCTCGACGACTTCAATGCACCGATAACCCCGGAAATCGGGCAGAAGCTCCGCGACTGGCTCGCCGAAGGAGCAGAGCCGGACAGGTGCGCGGACTGCGGGCACGTGATACTGCCGGAACGCGGCGTCACCGTCGCTCAGATCGTCGAGGGCACAACGAAGACATATGGGCGCAAGCTCTGTATGAGCTGTGCGGGAAAGGCGAAGAATGCAGCAGCTCAGACCGTATCAGGTTGATGTCGTCAACCGCGTCCATCAGGCATGGGCGGAAGGGGCGCGAGCGCCGTGTGTGGTGCTCCCCTGCGGGGCGGGAAAATCCTGTATCGTGGCAGATATGGCACGCCGTACGACATGGAAAGGCAACCGTGTGCTGTTCCTCGTCCACAGAAAAGAGCTCGTCGACCAGATCGCCCGGACATTTATCGGATGGGGCGTTGACATGGAGTACTGCACTGTGGGCATGGTGCAGACAATCACTCGACGCGTGAATAAAATGCGTCCGCCGTCGCTGATCATCACCGACGAGAATCATCACTCGCTCGCGGCGTCGTATAAGCGCATTTACGAAGCGTTTCCGAAGGCTTATCGCGTCGGGGTGACGGCAACGCCGGTCAGGCTGAACGGCGACGGGCTCGGAGACGTCAACGACCGGCTTGTCATCGGAGTATCCGCGAAGTGGCTGATTGAAAATCACTTTCTCGCGCCGTATGACTATTTCGCGCCGAGTGTCGCCGATCTCACCGGGCTGCACGTCAAGCAGGGCGAGTACGTCGCGTCTGAAATTGAATCGCGGCTGATGTCATCCGCTATCTACGGAGACGTCATCGCAAATTACAAAAGCCTCGGAAAAGGCGAAAAAGCTATCTGCTACTGTGCGTCGATCAAGCACTCGAAAGCAGTCGCGGAGGCGTTCTCAAAAGCCGGAATTCCCGCCGTCCACCTCGACGGCGAGACGCCGAAACCGGAACGAAATCGCATTATCACCGACTTCCGCGCCGGAAAAATCCGGGTGCTGTGCAACGTCGATCTGATCTCCGAGGGATTCGATGTGCCTGACTGCGGGTGCGCGATACTTCTCAGACCGACGAAATCATTGACGCTGTATATACAACAGTCAATGCGGTGTATGCGCTATATGCCCGGCAAGCAAGCGGTGATCATCGACCACGTGGGCAATTACGCCCGGTTCGGAATGCCGGACGATGACCGCGAATGGTCCCTCGAAAAGAAGGACCGGACGAAGAAAGCACCGCGCGAGCAGAACGACGTGAAAATCGTCACCTGTCCCGAGTGCTTCCGGGTATTCGAGCCGAACGAACTGCGTCAATGCCCGTGGTGCGGCGCTCCTCTCCCGAAGAAGGTCAGGGAAATACAGGAGAAGGCGGCTGAGCTTGTCCGTATCGAGGGCTTCACGCTCCGGTACACACAGCCGTCAGACTGCAAGACATACGCGGAGCTGCAAGCATACGGCAAGCAGCATGGGTACAAGCCGGGCTGGGCATGGCACCAGGCACGGACGCGAGGGCTGATACATGACCGAGCATGACGTACAAAACCTCATCCGCGCACAGTGTGGAGATATCGCTCTGCTGTTCCGGGCGAACGTCGGCAGTTGGGTGACGAAAGACGGCAGGTTCGTCACGACCGGGCTTCCGGTCGGATTCCCCGATCTGTTCGGCGTCCGGTTCTCGGACGGTAAGGCTGTGTTCATCGAAGTCAAAAAGCCCGGCGGAAAAGTCCGGCCGGAGCAGGAAAAATTCGTCTCGAGAATGCGCGAATACGGGTTTATTTCCGGTATCGCCTACTCGGTCGAAGACGCGAGAAAATTAATTTTGGAGGATTAAATTTAATGTTTAACTTAAGCTACCAGGATCTGAATGACATCATCCCCGAGGGAAAATACGAAGCCGCTATCACCCGCGCCGCCGAAGATCACGGCTGTGTAGTCATCAACTGCGAAATCCGTAAGGACGTGCAGCAGGACTGCGCCGGACGCACTCTGACCCACTGGATGTACAAGCTCCGCGAGCCGAAGGAACTCGACGCCGCTGTCGGCGGGTACAGCTTTTCACAGGTCATGCGTATCGCGAAAGCCGCCGCTCTGCCGGAAGGCAAGAACTATCAGTCGCTCGGCGAAATGCTTGCCGATCTCGCGGGCAAGGCAGTGCAGCTCGAACTCTATCACGAGCTGTACAACGGGAAGAAGTATCTCAAGGTGAAGTATTGGAACCCCTCAGAGGTAGGACCGCTGACATACGTTCCTGAACTTCCACAGCCTCGTCAGAGCGCCGGGAGCTCGAGCACGGTCAAGAATACCGCTCCGGCGCAGAACACGCAGTCAGGCGGCATTCCCGGCTCTGCTCTGCCGTGGAACTGATCCCCGATGGCGAACTACGATAAAATTCCGGCAGAGCTGAAAGCCCTCCCGAACTGGGTAAGCTGGAAACTCGTGCCAGACCCCGACAGGGGTAAGCCCCGGAAAGTCCCTTATGATCCGCGCTCCGGAGAACCGGCGAGGTCAAACGACCCGTCGACATGGTGTGAATTCGAAGCTGCCTCGACCGCCGAAGGCTATGACGGCATAGGCTTCATGTTCTCGAACAGCCCATATTTCGGTGTGGATATCGACGGCGTGACGGATGAAATTGACAGATACATGCAAGGCGAGCCCGGAATGCTTGCGGATTTCGTTGATACTCTCCAAAGCTACACGGAAATCTCGACGTCCGGCGGCGGCATACATATCATCTGCCGCGGCACTCTCCCCCCACATGGGCGGAGGCGCGGGAACATCGAAATGTACGAAGACGGCAGGTTCTTCGTGATGACCGGCAGATCGGCGTCACAGTACCCGGATATCGCCGAGTGCACCGAGGCAATCAAGACCCTGCACGAGCAGTATATAGGCGGCGGCACAACACCCGCCGAAGCTCCGATTGAGGTTCCTGTTTCCTGCCCTGATTCGATAGACGACATACTCGCCGCGATTCAGAGATCGGCGTCGGCAGATAAGTTCTTCCGGCTCTGGCACGGAGACTGCACCGGCTACCCGTCGCAGTCTGAAGCGGATATGGCGCTGTGTAATCACCTCGCGTTCTGGTGCAGGTGCGACGCCGCGAAGATGGACGCCATGTTCCGACAGTCAGGGCTCATGCGTGAGAAGTGGGACAGACAGCAAGCGGGGAGTACCTACGGGATATTCACGATTCAGAAAGCTATCGCTGGGTGCTCGAAAGTCTACACCCCCTCTGAAAGGCTTCAGAACGCCGCAGAAGCGTATGTAAACACCGGGGGTACATCTACCCACAAGATGTATTCATTCGACGATATGGGCAACGCTGAGCGCTTCTGTGACTATTTCGGCGGTTTCATCAGGTACTCATACGTAGATAAGCGCTGGCTGTACTACGACCGCCGCAAATGGGTAACAGACCGCGGCGGCGAAATCGAGAAGGCGGCTGAGCGGTCAATCCAGATGATGGACGCCGAAGCACAGCTGTATGACACCGGCGACCCGGAGAACCCGAGCGATGAGCTCAAAGCGTTCCAGAAGTGGCGGAAACGCAGTCGGTCAAGCGCGACAAAGAAAGCCATGCTTGAAGAGCTGCACCACCATCTCCCGATCCTGCCGGAGCAGACAGACACCGACACGACGCTCCTGAACGCCGTCAACGGCTATATCAACCTCGAGAGCGGCAGGCTGTTCGAGCACGAAGCCGACCGGTATATGACGAAGATTGTCCCGATCGAGTACGACCCAGAGGCGGAATGCCCGACGTGGCTGAACTTCCTCGACACGGTATTCGCCGGTGACGAAGATCTCATCAGGTACATTCAGAAAGCCGTCGGGTACTCGCTGTCCGGCGACACGTCAGAGCAGTGTGTGTTCTTCCTTTACGGTTCAGGCTCGAACGGCAAATCGACATTTCTGTCCACAGTCAGACAGATATGCGGAGACTACGCCGCGAACGTGCAGCCCGAAACGATCATGGTCAAGCCGTCCTCGGGCGGCGGAGCGAACAGCGACATTGCCCGGCTGAAATCCGCACGGTTTGTGACTTCCGTCGAGCCCAACGAAGGAATGCGGCTGAACGAGGGACTGATAAAGCAGCTTTCCGGCGAAGACCCCGTGACGGCGCGAAAGCTCTACGGCGACGAATTCGAGTTCATGCCGGAATTCAAGCTGTGGATGGGGACGAACCATAAGCCGATCATCCGCGGCACCGACACCGGTATCTGGCGGCGTGTGCACATGATCCCTTTCACGGTTTGTATCCCGGACGACAAGAAGGACAAGCAGCTCCCCGGCAAGCTGAGGAGAGAGCTGCCCGGAATCCTCGCCTGGGCTGTGCGCGGCTATCAGCTGTACCGGCAGGACAACGGGCTTAAAATGCCCGCCGCCGTGTATCAGGCTGTGGCGGAGTACCGACACGAGATGGACAGCATTTCGCAGTTCCTCGAAGAGTGTACAGAGCCGGGAGGAGATGTACCGGCAGGGATACTATACGCCGCGTATAAGTCATGGGCAAGAGACGGCGAACAGTATGTACATACCAGCACAAAGTTCGGGAACGAGATGTCGAAACAATATCAGAAAATCAAAGGCAGAGCGTGTTATATATATCACGGCTTACACCTGACTGCCAGTTGGCAAAATAGAATGGGCACTTGACATTTGTAATGTGTGGTGAGTGTGGTGAGTTTGCACCCTTTTATACCTTTACGCACGAAAAAAAAAAAAAAAAAAAAAA